GCGAGCTTGTAGTTCTACTTGAGTCATAGTATACCTCAGTATCAGATCCCCGTTCCATGATCTGATTACATGCGTCCCGAAGGATGAACGGACGTGGCGTTTGTAAATTATAAAATTCCAGGAATTATTTGACCTGTGGTAGCATACGCTCCTACAGCAGCAACGAAACCTATCATAGCTAACCAGCCATTTAGTCTTTCAGCATCTTCCCAGTGGGTGTGGTTGTGTGTCATTTTTTTCTTCGTTTGTGGTTGTAGTTAATTCTACGTGAACTTGTTTTGGTTTTTCTAAACCTTGATTTTTCACCCTTAGACATCTCTTTAGTAGTCTTTGGTGTTTTAGAGGAGACTCTACGAGATGGACGACAAGCGGGGTAGCCTTTACGCTTTTCGCCTTTCTGTCTGCCACATGGCTTGCCAGTTTTTACGTCCACCCACTTCTCTTTAAACCATCTTCTTAAGCTCATTTGCCTACTGCCTTTTGTGCTTTTTTGTGTGCTGCTGTAAAACTCTTACCAGCTCTCATTTCCTTACGCATCATTGCCATGTGTTTAGCAGAGTGATGTTGGGAATGTTTCTTAAGAGTATCTTGTTGACGTTTAGTTAGTGCTGCCATTAGCGTTTACCTCTAGTGTATCCTTTAGCAGTCTTACGTTTACCACCAGACTTGACCTGTCCTTTACATACCTTAACAGCATATGCGTTAGCGTATGCAGATGGATAAACCTTAAATTTTCTTTTAGCAGCTGCTTTTCCTCTGGGGCATAGTTTAGCCATTACTTCTTCTTACCTCCGTGCTTACAACCACACTTAGATTTTTTCTTATATGCCATTATGCTTTATATTGTCTTTGTAAAGATTCTAGCTCGTATTGTTTAGGTTTCTTTCTACCAGACTTGTGAAAATTAATCACATTTTTTTTATCTTCAATGGTATAGTTACCAGCTAGATGTTTATTTTTTTGATTAACTGAATTAGTCTTTCTTAGCATTTCCATCTCCTTAAGGCTAAGGCTTTCCTTGTGGGTCTACCCTTCTTATCTTTCATTGGCCCTTTGTTACCCTTCATACGAGCACAAAAAGAACGCTTACGAGCACCACCCCCAGGCTGTGGAGCCTTGAGGTTGGAGCCAGTAGCACGGTTATATTTAGCTCTGCCCTTAGCAGTAAGCCCACCCTTGCGGGATTTCTCACCTCGACCTAAAGACAGACTTACGCTTTTCTTGCGAGCCATTACTTCTTCTTACCGAGTATTTTCTTTTGTACTGCTTTTGGTAACTTAGATAAACCTTTGCTCATCTTCTTACCGTTCTTTGCGGGTGGTCTACCTTTCTTACTTCCGTAAGTTCCTTTTCCCATTGGCATTTTTTTAGCTCCTATACTTTAATGTTTGATTGTGTATAAATTATCAATTATTTTAATCACATGTACTCCCTCAATGATGGATACTTTTCTCTCATCTCATCTACCAAAGCAGCTATCCTAGGTATAGACATTGCTGCATCTGGGTCGATAATACCGTCCTCTGCTGTGTAAGTTCCAACACCCTCTGGGGCTTTGGGTAATTGGATAGGAGCATAGGTAAGACCTTGCTCTACAAATAACTTTACGTTGTGGTTTGCCCAGTTAATGTCCTTAACAGGTGGGATCTCGAAGTGATCGGTAACAGTATCTATGGTGCCTCGAACATCACGGAAGAAATCATTAGATTCTATCCATATAATATCCTTGGCACGTTTCATAGTTTTTAAAATTGTTATCCAATCCTCGGTACGCTTACGTAGATTAGTTTGACCGAGCTGCATGTAAGCTCCGATTTGCGAAGGTAGTTGTCTGTATAAAAATACTTTCTTACCCTGTACATGAGGTGCTTTGTAAAGCTGTCTCTCTGTAGGTTCTATACAACTACCCAGCGGTATGTGGTCTGTCTTATTAGGCTCTACCCACATACTAATAGTACGGCAAAGCAGAGCACACATCAAAGTAGAACCGCAACTATTCGTTGTGAATAGCCATCTGTTCAATAGTTTCTTCGTGGTCGTGGTCATGTATGTGGTGTTGTTTGTGTGCTAGTACAGGATACCATTCTAAGGCTGCTATTACTACTAGCAAAGGTATAAAAAATTTCATTGTAAAACTGTTTCGTCTAATGTTAATTCACCGTTGGTTGGAGGTTGATAATCTAACTCTTCAAGCTCAGTGAGATCCCCACCAATATTTTTAGGATTTACTTCTGGAAGATCGGTATTTGTTTTTGTAAAAGGTTTTAAAGTATACTCACCGTCACGGAAATAATCACCTGTTCTACATATCCAACCAGTGCATATATACTTATTGTCATAACCATACAGTCTAGCCCCCTTGTGCATGTACGTCCAAGTCGCTGGAAATAATATCATCCTCCCTGTGCGAGGTGGTACTTTAAATCCATTCATGAACTCTGTACACCCACCTTCATATATATTATTTAGATACCATATATATGTAAGGGTTCTTTCTTCTTCTCTTTCCCAGCTAATCATAGCATCATCGTGCCAGTCGTAGTTCTGGTGAGGTTGTGTCTCTTGTATCTGATAGCCCTTATCAATTAAGCCATCACCTTTAGTACAGGTAAACTCTGCCCAGTCAAACCAGTTGTTATCATCATAACATTTTAGCTGGTAGTGAGAATGTATGTGACGTAGGTACTCACCCAATGCCTCCGACAAGGATTTATAAAACACGTTGCTTATTTCATCCCAGTCTTCATGGTGACTGATTGGTAAGTCCCTAGATTTCTTGATAGGTTTTACACTGCCATCACTACCACACTCTCCTGTGGCAGATCTTTCATCTTCCCTAAATCTGTTGATACATTCAGCACAGAACTCTGGGGTTAAGGCTTCATCCTTTACCCAGATGAAAGGGTCTGGTGAACAGACACGGTCTTGTAATAGTGCCATTATACTTTCAAATTAGATGCTGCTAGTTTTCTTATAACATCGTCTCTGAACGCCTCATCAGTTCTATATTCTGGTTTGTTCATGTCTCTGACAACTTCTGCCATACTTCTGTAGTTTTCAGTAGATGACTGTTTGCCAGTTACTATATTTGAATCACGCCCGTTAGCGTCCTCGTATTGTCCCATAAGTGCTTTGACTGCGAATGATATAGCTGCTTTATTACCAGTAGCTAGAACATCATCATAGTTCTTAGCATCCTGTGCAGAAAGGTTATTACCTGCCCAGTTCATGAGCTGTTCATAACCTTGTTCACCACCAGCTATGTTCTTTAAATCTTTTACTTCTGCATCAGATAATACAGGTTGTTCTGGTTGTCCACCTAACTGACCCTTTACTCCTGCTAAATAATTATCAACTATTTCTCTATTCAAGCCAGCAGTAGCTAACTTATCATACATATCATCTGATAGACTTCCATTGTTTTCTTCAAAATGTTTAGACATCTCGAATGGATCTATGTCATTTGATTGAAATAAATTACCTAGCTGTTCACCATATAGTTCGTTAGCTGTGTCATAGTTGACCTTGCCATCATCAGTATATAATTGATATTCTGTTTCTGGCTTTGCTTCCTCTGTTGTAGGTGCATCACCTAATTTTTTCTGTAGCTCAAGATATGCTGCCTCTAAATCTTCGGCACTTTTATACTTACCAGCAAGCATTTTTTCTTGCTTTGCCATAAGTTCTTCACCGATCTTCAGAGATTCAGCTTCTTTTTCTGCAATAGATTGTGCTACTACAGGATCATCTGAGGTGTCGTAGCGGATTGTTTCTGCCATTATTCTTGTGGTTGTTGTGTAGCGATAGCGTTGACAGCTTCAAGTGCTTCTGGGTTTTTAGATGGATCTAACATTGGAGCGTTAGCCAGCTTACCAGCTTGGTCTGTCAGTGACTGCATTTGTTGTGCTTGCATTGCTTGCTCTTGTTCGGCTTGACGCTCTTCATTAGTTTTAACTAAGTTAAGCATGTCAATACCTTGAGCTGCAGCAAGACGTTTGATAGCTTCGTCAGCATTTAGGAACTGAGCTAAAGCCTCTGGCCCCATAGTCTGTGCTATGGTTGTTATAAATGACATCAGAGCCTCTCTGTCTTGACCCCTGCCAAGTGCATTTATACCTGCAACAATAGTAGGTCTTACCAAAGACTTAGGTAGCTCTGGTATTTCTTTAGACTGTGTGAGTGTGTGCATCTTTCTCTTGAGATAGGGTATTAGGAACTCTGTAGTTAACAAGCTGAACAGTCCACCCAGCTGTCTCTCTAGCTCCATCTGTGTCATCCTAACCTCTTCTGCTGTAGTACGTTCAGACTGTCTTGGAGTCAAAATTAAAAATGCTTCTGACAATCTTTTCTCCAGCATGTTTATCATCTGATATGCTGTTTGAAAGTCTGCAGTTTTACCTACCTGTACTACACCTATATCATCTGGTCTACCTTGTATGATAGCTCCATTACCTGCGTTAGCTAATGACGCTGGCTTCGTTGTACTTGAAGGTGATACAGTAAACACAACTTTCGCTGCTGCTGCACTACCTTCTACTATAGCTTGCATCAATGCCTCTAAAGATTTCAAGTCCCCAAGAAACTCTTCAACTCTAGAACGTCCGTAATCTTCTCCATCAACTGTGACAAAACGTAGTGGTAGCCAAGGAGTCTTGTCCCTGGGAGCCTTGCCAACGCTGTCTGGTAGTATTGTGTCGTTAGCTTCTTGATGCCAACGCCAACCATTATCAGATAGTTTTACACATGTATATACATCTACATCTTTACTTCCTTTGTAGTCACCCTTTGAATCATCATTAACGCTATCGTCCAGTTCTGGGATGCCTAATAATTTTTTACTGACTCTTTCTTTTGTGACTATCTCAATTACTTCACCGTTACCATCTCTTTCTACTACATAGCGATTGAGAGGATAGACTTTCATACCTTGCTTACTCATATATACCAGAGCATTACCAGTAACAACAAGGTGTTTTAAGGCTGCGAAGATTTGAACTCTGTCAGTAGAACCTGCTATGCTATCCATAATCATACGTTCTACTTTTGCAAAGCTAAGATCTAACTCGCTCTTTGCTTCGGCAGGTACTTCTTCACCTAGTTTAGAATCGTCTACTTGCAGTTTAAAAAATGACGTGCTAGGAGGTAAGAGCCCAAGCATTAGTTTAGAACTAAGTGTGGTTACTCCTTTGGCTCCGACTGATTGCCAAGGTGTGGCAAAACTTTGATACAAAGCATCACCTTCATTTCGCATCAGGAGTGTGGGAAGGGTTAGTTCCGCACACTCATAAGCAACATCTAAAAACTGTTCACGGTGACTCGATAACTCTTGGTATCGCTGCCGTGCGTTTTTCATTAGCTGTAAGATCCTCCAGTACCACCACCACCAGATGTTCCAGTATTTGTACCACTTCCAGTAGTAATACCTCTAAGTCCACCTGTCTTAGGTTTCTTAGTTTGTAACTGAGTAGTACCTTGTCTAGCTGCTTTCTTAGCAACTTTCTTGGCTGTTACCTTTGCCTTTCTTTTTGTCTCATCTTCTGAAACAGGAGAGGGTGTGGGAGCCTCTGGCATAGGTGTAGCAGCTGTTTGTACAGGCTGTGGGGGTGGTGGAGTAGATGGTGGGGCTGGTACTGGTGGGGGTGGTGGAGTGTCTCTTCGACCACCGAATAGATTTGGAAGGCACATAATTACTCTCCTTTAATTTGTTCTTTTAATATTCTAATAATTGATAACTGACCAGCCCTAAAAGATATTTCTTTCTCTGATAGCGTATGGTCTGGAAACTTGTCTGGAAACTGCTCATCGAGATCATCTATGATTTTCTCAATACGTCCCCACTCAAGAGTATTGTGGTAAGTTGTTGTTTGCATGTTCAAAAAATGCGGGCATGCGAGCTCGCTTTGTGTCGGCAAGTTGCGGGGCTTTACCTTCATACATTAGACGGTCACTTGAGTCCGTCCAAAATTTTCTGTTAAGATACTTGTTTGTAGCTGTTGTAGTTAATGGTTCAAAGATCCAATTAATTGTAGCTTTCCTAAGTTTGTCCAAAGAAGAGCTAGGGCGTAGACCCATATCAGCACATACCAAGCTATTGCAGGCGACATGAATTTGCTCGTCTCTGGAAATATCAGCCGATACTGTCCTAAGAGCAGCATCGCCACAGAAGCGATTGAAAGGTAAAATAACAAAGAA